GGAGATGCGAACTCGGACTTATCATAGTTCCAATAACCATCTTTCTTCACCAACTTCAGTTTGAAATTAGCACCCTTCCAGAAATCAAAAGGATTGATTGGTTCTTCATCATCAAACTCAGGTTGCATAGAAGCCATAATCTTATCAAAGATTTTCTTACCAAACTTATAAAGGAACACTCGTCCTTCATTCGCAGGGTTAGCAGGGTCTTTTACAACATAGATGTTTGAAAAATAAGAAAGCTTACGCTTACGATCACGAACAATATTTTGATTATCCTTACTACCAGTATTCCAAAGTTCTCGGTTTGCTTCACATACAGGGCAATTTTGACCCAGAGTAGTAAGGCAATTGTCGATCATCCATTTTCCATTTGATTGAAATGCGTGAGACCAAACTTGAACCCAAGGAAGATCACAACATTCGGGAGCAGGAAGAAAACGGATTACAGCAGAACCAGTTCCACCTTTATCCATTACAGGTTTCCAAAAACGATCATCATCTTTGGAACCACCGTCGTTAAGTTTCTCAACTTGTTTGATGAGTTTCTCGGTCAAAGAACCCATCTTGGATTGCTTTTTAAGATCAGCAAAAGACATTTGTATTCTCCGTATTAGTAGTATTGAGAGTATTGTACATATTAATTATAGCAGGTATAAGGTCAGTCGTCAAGAGAATTTTCAAGTCTTTCTATTGACTCTTCCATCTTCGCAAAGAATGTATTAATATCATTTCCTGGTTCTACTCCAAACAATAAAGCAGAATCAAGAATTCTATTCCTCATTTCTATTGCTTCAGGGTCATCAGATAAAGACATTCTAAAAATAAAAACTTTTTGTTTTTCCAAAAATTCTTTCATCGTTTCTAGATGCTCCCTTTTTTTATCTTTATCAGAAAAAGGAATTTCCAGTAATTCATTAAAAAGTTTATGCTGAAGTTCATCAAGTTCAAACAAAGATTCTCTGACTTGTTCTGAATCAAAAAATCCACTCATAAAACAATCTCCTTAAGAACTTCCTTATACTTTGCTACATCAATATTTATGAAAGGCTTGTATTTTTGAATCCTCAAACTGACGGTTTCCCACACTGGGTCTGTTAGTTTCTTATCAAACTTTTTCACATAACCCAATATCATATCCAGAATTACCATAGTCTCTAAACTAATTACTTTTTGAAAATACTTTTTGAGAATCTCTGGATGCTGATTGTTTTTTATCTCAAATAATTCTACAAAACTATCTTTGTGTATAAAGACTTCTGCTTCAGTTTTGAATAAGTAAAAAAGACTTTGAGATTTTTTTAACCAATTTGTATAAATTTGTTCTCCATTTTCAATGATTTCACCAATCCATATTCCATTAGCATTACTGGTTGATATAAAGTTTGATACTAGGAAATCTACTATTTCTTTATCTTGATATTTACGACTTGTTTTCTCAAAAAAATATCGGTCCTTTCTTTTTTTAAAGGCACTTTCTGATGCCCTAACTTTTTTATTATACTTGAAGTAGTCATATTTTGGATTCATAAAATGCAACTTTAACGCCAAATATTCACAATAAACTTGAAATGGTGCCATCAATTTTACTCATTTTGTAGTTGTTTCTTTTTCCAATATCTTTCCATATTTTTTTTATCTATTTCTTCTTTATTTTTTAAATAATATTCTCTCTTTTTTTCTTTATCATATTTTTCTTTTCTTTTTTTTAAATAATCTTCTTTGTTTTTTTCATACCATTTTTCATAAGTTTCTTTTCTTTGCTCTTTCCTTTTTTCCCTATATTCCTTTTGCTTATTTGGATTATTTTTATAATATTGCCTATGATAGTTTATATTCCACTCCTGAATATGTTTTTTTCTTTCGGCAAGGTCTTTGGGTATTATATTTCCATCTACGCCACCATCCTGTAAATTAATTAGAATACCTCCATCACTTTTTCTACGGTAAAGAGAAATAATCCACTTTTCATATTCATAACTTTCTTCTTCATTTTCAAATTCTTTGACTATTGTTATCCTATCTTTTGGTGGAGTAAAATTTCGACCATTCCTAATATGCTTGTTATAGCATCTTCTACCAATACCCTTACCAACATAATAAGGAGTTCGGTCTTCTCTCAAATAGAGATAAACGTAATACATTTCTGCTCTTAAGTTTGTTCGCATTGCTATTTATAAAGGGAAGCATTTTGCTTCCCCCACCCGAAAAGTGCGAACAAACCAGGCATTATTATATAGTTTAGTATTAAAGAGGCAATTTAGCACGAGTAGTTTTTTTCAAAAAATTCAATTCAGTTGCGTCATTTTTAAGTTTCTCTTTTAATGGTTTAGAAACTAATTTTGATATATTATCAATTTCAATACTATTCTCCTCACAATATGTGACGATTGCATCAATGTAATTGATTTTAGATTCTTTCACAAGATTTTCTATGTCTTGAGCGAACTTTTGAGGACATAAAAATTTACTGTCCAATTCTTCCTTTAGTTTATCATTCATATTGCTGAAGTTTATCTCTAACAAATTCTCTAATATATTCGGTGAGTAACTTGATGTACTTTCCTTTGTCGTATTCTTCATAAATTTCACATTCTCCATTTTCACAGGCCATTATGATTACAAATTTCTTTACCATTATACCAGTCATCTCGTATAACATGCAAGCATAAGCGGCACACTGTACGAAATAATGCTCAATCCAATCTCTTGGTTTTGGTTTCTTTGAAGTCTTGAAGTCAATAACTGCTAATTCACCACTATATTCTGCAATACAATCAACAGTTCCCGCAATACCTAAAACTTTGCTATACAAAGAATTTTCAAGTGCGTGGATATTATTTATCTTATTCAAATAAGGTTTCGCAATCCCAAATAACATTTGCGAAATTGGAAGAACTTCAGAATTAAACTCTTCATTCTTCAAATACATTTCAGCAAGTGTGTGCATATCAGTCCCACGACTGGTTGCTTGCTTTGTGATTTTATTTGCCTTTTCTTCTCCTACTTTTTTTCTCCAATCAGCAAAAAACTGACGGTTCTTATGACTGGTTACAGAAGTAATGGAGACAAGTCTCAATAACTCATCCTCATTAGGAACCTTATAATATCTTACCCCATCAATGGTCTCCCTATCTAATTGAGGGAGATCCAAATCTACATAATTAAATCTTTCTATTTTATTTTGTTTTGAACCATATAGTTCATTATATTTTTTCAATTAAAGGATTTGTCATTATGACTCATTATTATGTTTTGTAATTTTTCTTTGTAATGCTTTTTGTTTAATTTTTTCAATAGTTTCAGGTGAATGTTTTTTTCCATACATAGGATTATTTTTTCCAGAAATATCGTGATGATTTTCACTAATTTTTTTCTTGGTTTTTTCAGTTACGACTTTTCCCAAATGTTTTTCTCTTATTTTTTGTTTTGATTCTTCACTCATCTTTCTACCCAAGCAGTATTGTTTTCCTTTATGGGATTCTTTCATTTTTTCAATAGTTTCAGGTGAATGTTTTTTACCATACATACCAACTTTTTTTTCTTTATGAAGCTGTGTAACCCTTTCAGAGCATTCTTGTCGGTATTCTTCAGTTGCTTCCCAACCAAAAATTCCATCACCACCATCAGTTATATTATAACCATAAGGAACTTTACTATTATACTCTTTGATATAATACTGTTCCAATTCATATGCTCTTCCAGCAGTATCAACTTCTTCAATCAATTCAATAGAGAACTTATCTTCACCATATTTTTTGATTGCTTCGGTTAAAATAAATCCCCTTTTAGTATGTTGATAAAATCTTTCAGTAATAGAAAATTTTGTTATTCCAACATACTGCTTTTTATTTTCAAGATTGGTAATTAAGTAAATATTATAAGACATATTAGTTCGTGAAAGTTATAATTATTTATATTATTTCAATTTCCACGAACTATCTGGTTGATAATCCCAATTCATGTTTTGCAATTAAATATTGTTTACATAAACCGGACCTGACAATATCATCTACACCAAATTCTATTATTTCAAATGACTCCATTTTTCTCAAAATATTCATAAAGTCAACAATACCATTCCTTTCATTTGTTTTTACTAAATCACTTTGTTCTGCGTCACCACAGAAACAAATTCTACTATTTTCACCAACACGAGTAATGATGGAATCCAATTCATGAAAATTTAAATTGGAAAATTCATCCACAATGATAATTGAATTATCAAGTGTTGTACCACGAATGAAAGATGTACTCCAAAACTTTACAGTTTCCTGAGATTTGAGATTACCATAAAGCATCTCAAAATCAGCATCACTCGGCATCTGGAATATATACTTTACCATATTCTTATAAGGAATTTGATAAAGTGATGATTTATCTTCATGATCTACAGGAAGGAAACCAATCTCACGAGTTGCAACTAAAGAACGAACAATATAAATTTTTTCATAAGGGCTTCGTTCATCTAGAACATCTCTAAGTGCATTATAAAGAGTGA